ACGAGCTCGTGCGCAACGACGTGCATGGCCTGCAGGCTCGCGTCGTCGAACCACCCGCCCTCCCGCTGCAAGAAGCAGTCGTCGAGGGTGGCGGGGTACTCGCGCCGGAACTTGTGCGGGCCGAGGGTCTGCTCATACCTGCGCCGCCAGGCGAGCTGCCCGAGGGTGAGGTGGTGGGCGGCCTGCTGTTGCTTCTCCTCGGCAGTCGGCTCGAAGTCGTCGGGCACCGGGTCGGTGTACGTCGGGTGCTCGTGCCACCAGTGAGTCAGCACGAGCCACCCGTTCTCCGGTGCGCCGGCGATGAGGCGCGAGAAGGCGTCGCCCGGGTTGTTCGCGGTGCTCTCCACCATAAGCAGTCCGTCGCCGACGGCGCTGAGGGCCTGGGCAAGGAGCTCGTCCTGGTCGAGAGCGAAGGCGAACTCGGAGAGAAGCACGGCCTTCGGGGAGAAGGACCGCAGCCCGGTCGAGCTCCTCGAGGTGAAGGCCTTGAGCGTGGCACCCGTGTCGGCGAGGCGCAGCTCACCCTTGGCTCTCGTGTCGAGGTCGCGCCGGAGGATGGCGGGCGGGTCGTCCATCCACCTGCGGTTGTCGTCGAGGAGAGCCGTGGCGCTCTCTGCCCGAAGCGAGACGATGGCGAAGAGGGCGGCGTGCCGGGTGGCGCTCCACCTCTGATGCAACACCATCTTGCACGCGGTCGTCGCTGCGACCTGGCGCGCCTTGACCACGAGGATGCGGTTGTGCCCCGCCTCCACCGCGTCGAAGATTTTCTGCTGCATCGGCAGGGCGTCGAAGGGGATGAGGGCGGCGGAGTCCTTGTCCTGCACGCGGTGCAGCCGAGCGAAGGCCGAGGGGCACCCCATGAGCTGCCCGACCTGGGGCACGAGCTGCGGGGGCACGGCCCCGGGGACGAAGGGCCTCACCGTTCGCCGATGAGCTGCAGGACGTTGCGCAGCTCTTCGACCTCGGGCGCTTCGAGGCTCGGGGCCTCATAATCTCGCGCCATGTCGACTACCCGCCAGGCGGTGTCGAGCTGTGCTTTGTTGGCCTTGGCACTGCCCCGCAGCACACGCTCGATGCAGGTGAGGGCCTCGACGGCGAGAGAGGCGAGCTGGCGGTCGATCTGGTCGGGTGAGAGCAGGCGGTCTTCGGACGGTGGGGGGTTCATGGCGGCGTCTCCTATGCAGACACTGTAGCCCCTGCGGCCCTTCTGCGGGAGTTGGTCCCGGGTGGTGGTAAGAAACGCCCCGCGCTTTTCTATGACTACCCCTTTTCATTGCTAGTACTAGCTAACCCCTCACCACCTAGTACCACTAAAGGAGAAGCAGGGAGGCGTCGGGGAGAAGGTGTGGTGGGGGGTAGAATAGTGCAAATTCTATAGGAATGGCGAGAAGGGGCGCGGTGCGGGGGTTCTCACTATCCCCCCCTTTTTTCTTTCCATTCTGACGGATTGTCCTTGCGCCATTCCGACCACGCTGGTACGAATGGAATGCAAACTCGGAGACACCATGCAGACCGCTACCGCCCCCGCTCGCTTCGTCCTTAGCTGCAACGACTACCTCGCCCCCGGCGACACGAAGTACGTCTGGTACAGCCGCAAGTCGGGCTGCATGCAGTTCGTCGACGACGAAGCAGGCGCAACCAAGCTGCGCGCCAGTGACGCCGACATGCTCTTCGGCAAGCTGTGCAAGTCGGGCTTCAACATGAACAAGACGGCCGCCTGACCCTCACCGCACTTACCTCGGAGACACCATGCAACACGGACTGCACCCCCTCGACGGCGAACCCCTCCGCCCCCCTGCCGGGTGGACACCCGACCCCACCTTCCCCAAGGCACGGCAGGCCGACCTCGAGGAGCTCGGCACCGAGCGCTCGGCGGTCTTCGGTGTCGTCTCTCTTTGGCTCTTCGCCGTCGTGTACGTCGCGTGGGCGGTGACGCTGTGAGGTCTTCCCCGCAGATTGTCCACATCACCTACCACCACCGCGACCTCGAGACGTTCTGCGGCGAGGTTGACGACCGGATGAAAGGCGTCACAGAGTACGACCTCGTGGTCCGCAGCGAAGTGAAGGAGGCCGACGGCACCTTGTGCAAGCTCTGGTTGCGGTTCATGCGCTCCCCAAACGTGCGGCCCTCGGTGCTCTTGGGTGCAGGCATCCGCGCCATCGTCCCGAGCACACTGCCCCGCAGGGTGGTCGAGGTGCCGTGCGGCGAGAAGACAATCGCCTCGACGCTCTACGACCTGCGCAACGGGTGGGACCTGGCGGAACACGAGGGCAAGACCTTCGGCCACGTCCTGCGTGCGGTGACGGCAGGATGAGCGCCCGCACCGCCGAGGAGTGGGGCCGTCTCGCCGTTAGCCTGCCGGGCTGGCGGTGGATGCCGGGGATGGCGATCCTCACGGTAGGTGGGGTGATCGACCGCATCGCCGCCATCGATGAGACGTACATTCACGCATGGGCCGAATCGCAGCAGCAGGAGAACCCCCGCGGGTTGTGGCTCCGATACCGGCGCGACCGGATGGACAAGCATGGCGTGCCGTTCGCAGACGACCCCGCGACGGAGGGCTGTATGGTTCGACTGCTCGGGCCGGTGCATGAGGCAGTCTGGTACACGGGCGACTGCGACCGATGGGTGGTCGCGGTCGGAGAGGAGCGCCGCCTCTACACGTCCCTGGGCCGCGCCTGCATCGCCGCCGCCGCTGCCCTCGGCCGGTGGCCGAATGTGGCCGAATGTGGCCCAAAGGGGGCCGAATGAGCTCGCCCCGCATCACTCCCGACCGCGTGCGGCGCAAGTTGCTCTTGGTCGTGGGTCGTCAGGCCTCGAACACTTTGGCCCTCGACGGCGTGCCCCTGGCGGGCTGGATGCCCCTCTTGCGCACCTGCGGGCCGACCACGGGCCGACGGGTCTGGCTTCGATGCAAAGGCCGCCCCCACCTTCGCTACACCGAACCCAAGGCGTTCCGGCATGCTGCCGACGCCCTCACCCCCTCCGAGGCTGAGCAGCTCCGCCTCGAGTTCTACCGGAGAGACTGACATGCCAAGCAAGCCCACGAAGTACCGCATCGAAGTGAGCACCGACCACCAAAAGGAGCTGCGGATGGCGGCTGCCCTCGCCGGCCTCTCGGTGCCCGAGTATGTCGAGGTCGTTCTGCGGCCGAAGGTGCGCGCCGACTTGCAAGGCCGCATGCTCGCCCAGGGCCTCACCGCGAACAAGTAGGGGACACCATGGACGCGCAGACGTTGCGGGTATGGCCGACGCCGCCCGAAGAGTACATCTATGTCCGCCAGACCCTGCGGGGCGGTGACTACATCTCGACGGGGCAGTTCCCTCGGCGTGCCATCGGCCGCAACGGGGCGGGGCGCACGGTCGACAACTGCACGGCCGTCACCTCGCTGTTCTTCGACGTGGACCTGCTCACCCTCGCCGACGCTGCCCGCCAGGCTGCGGGCAAGGTGCTCGAGGTGCGCAGCGCAGACCGCAAGGCTCACCTCTACAAGGAGCGCCCCGAGGTCGTGCATCGGCTCAAGGAGCTCCTCTATCAAGACATCGTGCCGTGCATCGAGACGGCCGTGGGTCTGCCTGCCTCTCTTGTCATCGACTCGGGCTGGGGGTTCCACCTGCACTACGCACTCGCTCCCGACGTGGGTGACCGCAAGCTCTACCTGCAGCAGATTGCCGGGGCGCTCATCGCCGAAGCGAACCGCCTGGCGGCCGAGGTGGCCCTCGGGTACTCGCCGGCCCTGCAGCTCCCTGCGGCCTTCGATGCGACCCATGACGTGGGCGCAAGGCTCGCCCGAGAGCCGGGCAGCATGAACACGAAGGCACCGGGCAACCCTCGGCCCGTTGTCGTTGTGGCGGCCTCCGACACCGTGCTCGACAAGCGCAAGCTCGAGCAGTTGCGCGGGGCCTACTTCAAGCCGGGCGTGCTGCCCGAGCAGCTCCTCGAAGAGCCGAGCGTACCGACCGTCGCCCGCCCTCGACAGCAGGCCGCAGAGGATGTCGACTTCCGCACCATGCGCCTCTCTGACGGCCGCACCTGGCAGACCGTGGTCGAGGCCTTGGCACCTGGGGAGCGCACCCGCGTCGTGTGCCCCTTCGGCGGCACGAGTGTCGGCTCGGGCTTCTTCCACGTCGAGAGCGATGGCCGTGCCCGCTACCACTCCGGCCCGCAGGCCAAGACCTATTGGAACACCTACCAGCCCCCGCAGCGCTCGGGGCGTGCCCAGCTCATCCGCAGCATCGACCGCCAAGGCCGGGCAGGCCTGCCCCTCAACACGGCCGCCAACCTGCTCACCATGCTCGAGAATGACGACACCTTCGACCTCTGGTACGACGGCTTCGCCGAGCTCGAGATGGATGGCGCGCAACCCTTGAACGATGTCACCTGGGTGCGGGTGCTGCAGCACATGAACACGGCGTATGACTGGCACTGGAGGCCCGGGCGGGAGCTGGTGTGGTCCACCATCGAGCAGGTATGCAAGGACCGCACACGCAACCCCGTGCGCGACTACCTGAAGGGCCTCTCGTGGGACGGCGTGCCCCGCTGCGACCGCTGGCTCATCGACACCTTCGGGGTGCAGGACACGGACGTGCACCGGCTCTACGGGCTGCGATGGTGCATCGGCCTTGTGGCGCGCGTCATGGAGCCCGGATGCAAGCTCGACACGATGCTCGTGCTCACCGGCCCGCAGGGTGCCGGCAAGTCGACCGCCTTCCGCAAGTGGTCGACGGTGCCGGGCGTGGGCGAGCTCTTCTCTGACACCCGCTTCAACCTGCGCGATAAGGACGCCTACCTGCAAATTTACGCGGCGTGGGTCTTCGAGGATGCCGAGCTCTCGGGCTACAACGCCGCGGACAAGGAGGCGCGCAAGGGCTTCCTCTCCTCGAGCACCGACCGCTTCCGCCCTCCCTTCGGCCGCAAGATTCGCACGTACAAGCGGCACACCATTATCGTCGGCACCACGAACGAGACCGACATCTTGCGCGATGCCACGGGCGACCGCCGGTACTGGGTGGTCGAGCTGCCCCAAGACTCGAACGCGGACCTTGCCTGGCTTGAGACCCACCGGGCCGACATGCTTGCCGAGGCGGTCTACCGGTACGAACAGGGGGAGGCCTGGTGGTTGACCCGCGAGGAGGAGGCCCTCCGGGAGAACAACAACCGCACGTTTCGCTACGTCGACTTCTACACCGAGTGTGCCGAGCTCGTGCACATGGCGAACGGCGGGGGCACCTCGTGCCGCATCACCGTCTCGCAGTTTGCCCGCGCCATCGACGAGCG